AAATTGTGGTACAACAAACACAACCTTTGCCTATGACAGTATTAGGAATAACAGGAACTTTAATGGTGGTAGATTAAAATGGCATGGCAATTAGCAGCAGCATTAATAGCAACACAAGTTGCAAGTACAGCAATATCATATTTGGGTAGTCAACAACAAAGCAAAAGAATAAAAGCTGCAGCAGAATGGGATCGTTACCAAACAGGTTTGCAAAAAAAATTAGAAGAAGCAAAAGCTAATGAAGATGCTAAAGATTTACTAAGTTATCAAAGAGCTGCAGCAGGTGCAGGAGGGGGTACAATAGGCACAGGTTCATCTTTATTAATACATGATGAAGCTATGGAAGATTTAAATGAAAATTTATTTTGGTTAGAAAAAGGATATACTACAAATTTACAAAAAATAAATATGCAAGAAGCAGGAGCTTTAGCTCAAGAATCATTTAACCGAAAAGCAAGTATTGCACAAGGAGCTATAGGTGTAGCAACAACAGCATATAAAACAGATTGGTCTAAATCTTTATTTAATTAGGAAAATATTATGGCAATAACAATACCAAGAGGTAAACAAGCACAACCTAAATTACCATCTACTAATTTTTTGCAAATAGCTGAAAGAAGTAGATTACCTTTAGAAACATTTGGAAATGCTATAAATAATTTAGGACAAACCATGTTAGATGCAGAAAACGAAAAACAAAAAATAATACAAGAAAACGAGCAAATTGCAGCAGGAATATTTGTAGAAAGAAAAGTGCAAAAAGATATATTAGATTTAACAAACGATAAAAATTTTGAATTTTATCCAGAAGAAATTGAAACAAAAATGAAACAATATGAAATAGAATTAACAGAGGATGTTAAGAAATTTTTTAACAAAAATCAACAAGGATTTAAATTAGGTGGAAGACAATTAATATTTGGAGGGATGAAACAATATGAAAAATTTATGTTTGAAAAAAGAAATAAATATTTAGGAACTAAAACAATAGCATTACATAATTCAAATTATGAAAATGCAATAAATACAATAATGTCGGCAAGACCTTCTCCTATAATATGGACTCTTTTTGAAAATACAATAAAACCAACATTAAATACTTCAAGAAAAAATGCATTAAGATATAATGCAGATGTAAATAAAAATACAGAAGAAACAGCATTAGAATATTTAATAACTAAAAAAATATTAAAAGAAAAAAATAAAGGTTATAACAAAATTTTAAATACAAATGAGCCAAATTATAAAAATATTTTAACACAACTTGAAGATGATAATTTTAAAAGTTTGTATGGAAAAAATATAGAAAAATACAAAAAACCATTAATAAAGGAAATTAAAAAAGAACAAGACGATGCATTAAAAAGACAAGATAATGAAATAAAAAGAAATAATATACCATTAATTGAGGAAGCAGCAGATTTAATATTAAGTACAGATGAAGTGTCATCAGAAGAAATACAAAACATAACAAATAAAATAATTAAAAACAATACATCTGCAATTAAGTTAGTTCAGACATTAAATGATACTGCAACTAAACGAGTTGTAGAAAGACAGATAACACCACCAGGTAGTGATTTAATAAAAAGAGCAACTAATGAACTTATAACATTGCCCTCTTATAGTTCATTTAAATTAAGAAGTACAGAACAACAATATTTAGTAGGAGATGAAACAAAACCCATGAGCATTTCCGAAAGAGTAGCTGTTGGACAAATAGATCCAGCATTTTTAAAACAAGCTATAGGTGATATAAAGTTACATAGTGGGCAAGAATTTGATAATTTAAATCAAAGAAAAGATCAAATTATGACAGCTTTAAAAAAACAAGTTTATGGAACTATGAATAGTAGTTATATAGGTGTAAAAGCTACACAAAGGTGGACAACATTTTCTAATATATTTTATAAAGAATATAATTTAGCAATACAAAAAGGAAATACTGATTGGAATCAAGCATTTGATATTACAAACAAGGAAAAATTTCTTGTTCCTAATGCTGAAGCATATTTTCCTTCTGAAAACCAACAGTCAGATGAAATGGGAGAATTTGGAATTAATGAAATAGTAGATGTAACAACGCCAACAGTAGAAAGTTTAAAAAAAAAATATCCTGGTTTACCAAAAGATTTTGATTTTGAAGATGCCATTGAACATCCAGATTATAAAGAAGCAAAACGATTAAGAGAAGAACAATTAGAATTTAAAAAATCAGAATAAATTTGTAATGGAAGAAAAAAAAATTTACAAAAGTGAAGAAGAAATATATATAACACCAGATGTTAATATATATGCTAATTTAGATGATTTTGATAAAATAGAAAAAAAAAATACTACAAATAATATACATCAAAAAATAATAGATATGCAAGAAATGGGTGCTTCGCCAGAGTATTTGCAAAAATATAGAGAAAAAAAAGCACAAGAGTTAAGAGATGTAGGTGCATCACAAAAAGAAATATATAAAATTTTAAACAACAAACATCATCCAGATACTATTAAACAAAATCCAGAAGTTCAAAAAGCAGTAAATGGATATTGGGATAGTATATGGGAAGATATAAAAAAAAACACAAAAGAATTTAAAGAAAGTGCAATAGGACCTTCGTTTCAATTAAGTACGGAAAGAGCTTTTGGTCCTGCTATATACAATGAAACATCACGATTAATAGATAAAAAATATGGAACAAATTTTGGAGTAGATTATGATAAAGCATTGCAAGAACAAGGAGTAGGTTGGTTAGAAAAAGGTATAGAAGGATTTGGTACAATTTTAGCAGATTTACCTGTTTATGCTATGACAACAACAGCAGGTGTAATTGCAGGAGCACCAGCAGGACCAATAGGAATAGCATCAGGGTTTGGATTAGGGTTAAAAACTCCTGGAACATTAAGAAGTATAATAAATTCTCAATTAAAAAACGGAAATATAGATAAGCCATCACAATTTTGGGATTTAACAGTAAAAGAAGCCTTACCTGCAGCAATAAGAAACAATCCAGAAGTATTAGGTTTGATAGAAGGTGGTAAAGCAGAATATGATGGATTAAGAGAAGCTGCTCAAATTTTAACAGTAGGTGGAAAAATATTACCTAAAGGATTACCTAATTTAGATATTCCTATTGAAATAATAAAAAAATTAAAAATTCCCAAAAATTTTTTAACTGAATATTTAGCAAAAGTAGGCACTTGGATAACGGCAGGAGCAGCATTAGATCAAGAAATACCATCATTAGAACAAATAGGAAAAGAAGCAGTTGTATTCCTAGCATTAGGTGGATTGCAAAAAAGTACAGTTATGTTTAAAAATAAAGTTATGAGTGAGGAAAAATCTGCAGCACGACAAAGAAAAGAAATATTAGAAGATCCTATAAAAAAATATGAAATTATAGCTAAAAATAGAAAAACATTTTCAGAAGATAGGGCAAAACACAAAGATCAAGCAGATATTTTAAATAAAGAATTATTGGAAATAAAAAAATCATTACAAGCAGAAAAAAATACACAAACAAGACAAGAAAAAATAAAACGAGCTGAACAAATACAAAAAGAAATTAGAGATATAGACCAAGTAAGTTTAGATTTAAAAATAGAACAAGAATTAAAGTCTGTAGATATAAAAGATTCCGTTGTTTCAAAAGCTCAAGAAAATTTAAGTAAGGTAACTAAAAGAGGTTTTGTTAGACGAAACATAGATAAAACTAAAGAGTTTTTAAGTGATTTAGAACAAAATTGGGATAGTTCAATGGCTCCAATAGAAAAAATAGTAAAAGAAGCTGAAAAAATAGGAGTAAAAGATTTTCAAAAAACATATGAGTTATTTAGATTACAACGAGGTATGGTAGGAAGGGGTGAACATTTTGTTAAAATGGGAGTGTTAGATTTTAAAACTCAAAAAGTTGTTCCAATAGGAGGAAAAGAGCAAGGGTTGTTTCAAATATTAAAAAGTGGAGGAGTTTTTAAAAATGAAAAAACATATGTAGATTTTGGAGATTATGCAATAGCAGCAAGGGTATTAGAACTTGAAGCAAAAGGACAATCTACAAAAGGTTTTAATCTTCAAGATATGAAAACAATTTATAAAAAATATAATAAAAAATATGACAAAACATATAAATTCTACAATGAGTATAAACTAGGAACATTAAAATATTTAAGAGATAGTGGATTAGTTTCAACAGAAAAATATAATGCAATAGTACAAAGAGTTTTAAATCATACTGAATTTCATAGACATTTTACAACAGAAATGAAAAAAGATGTTGTAAAAGACAAAGATTCATTTAGAAATAGTGTGCGAGATCCGTTGCGTGATTATAAAGGAGATAAAAATGCTATTTTAGATCCTATAGAAACAACATATAAAAACACATATATGTTTATCCAAATGGCAGAAAAAAATAGAGCAATAAATGATTTTTTTAAAGGTATAGATGAAGCAAAAGCTATAGAATATAACGGAAGTAGACATGAAAAAATAGATCAAACTATAAGTGATTTGTATAAAAAAGAAAAAACATTGTATGACGAATTAAAAATAAAAGATAACCAATTAGAAGCACAACAAAAAATAAAAAAAGAGATAGATAATTTAAAAGAAAAATTTAGCAAATTATATGAAGAAAAACAAAAATTACCACCATTAAAATTTGAACAATTTGACAAACCAAAAGCAAAACCAATAACTGTAACAGCTAAAGAAACTAAAACAGCTTTAGAAAAACAAGGTGTTATTCCTCCAGAATTAAAAGATTTTGAAATATTTAGAAAACCTCAAGAAAAACTAACAGAAACTCAAGTAGAGTATTATGACATTAATTCTGGAAAAAGAATTGTAAGAAATGTAGATAAAAAGTTAGCAATAGCTATAAACGATTTAAATCCTTTTATGGGAGATATGTATAGAAAAATAATGAAAGTACCTGCTAGTTGGTTAAGAGCAGGTGCAACTTTATCACCTTCTTTTATGTTAAAAAATTTAATACGAGGTGGTATGTCAGCACAAATATTTTCTAAAAACAATTATTGGATGATTTATGATGATGTAATAGGAGCAGCAAGTTATTATGTTGGTAAAAAATATCAAACACAAGCATTTAAAGATTGGACCAAAAGTGGTGTTTTGCAATCTTCGTTAATAAGTATAGATAGAAATTATATAAGACAAGCAGAAGTACAAAAACAAATAGAAAATAGAACATTGTATAATCAAAGAGATAAAGTAAATGTTATAGAACATTTAAGAGATTTGTCGGAATTATCAGAAAACCCTGCTCGTTATCGTGATTTTCAATTATCAATGAAAAGACTAAAAAAAGAATTTCCTGATATGCCTTATAGAGAACGAATAGAAAAATCAGGGTTTGGATCAAGAGAAGTAGGATTAGATTTTCAAGATTTAGGATTAAAAATGGCATCTATAAATCAACATGTAACTTTTTTAGGTGCATTTTTTAAAGGTGTAAAACAAATAGTTAAAGGTGCAATGAATCCTAGAACAGCAAAAAAAATGGCAAAAGCATTAATAATTACACAAACTGCTCCTGCTATACTTGCATGGTTTGCACAAAAAGATGATCCAGAATATATTGATTATGATAAAAAAACTAAAGAACAAAACATAGTAATTTTTATAAATGGTCAACCTTATAAATATCCTATATTGTGGGAGTTAGGATATATAGCAGCTACAATTCCAGTACAAGCATTAGACTTTTGGTATAGAAATGGATATAAAGATGCAATTAATAAAATGGGAAAAGAATTAAAAGAAGGAGCAAAAAGTTATGCAAAAACAATTCCTAGTAAATTAATTTCTACAGGATTGTTACCAATCGTAGAAAATTTAATGAATTACGATATTCACAGAGGAGCACCAGTAGTAGGAGCAAAAGAAGAAAGAATTTTTCCAGATGCTGTGCATAGTCAATATGCAAGTGAAACAGCAAAACTAATAGGAAAAGGAATAAGAGATTTACCATTAATAGGTGATGATTTAGAAAGTTTTACAAATCCATTACATCTACAAAATATTATTAATGATTATTTTGCAAGTTTAGGTTCGGTAGCAACATCTGGTATTGATATGATATTAAATGAAATGGGTATTGGTGAGCAAATTCAAGATCCTTGGTCTAATAATTTTGTTGATAATTTAGAAAAATTACCAGTAATAAGAGGTTTTGTAGCAAGAGGTAATAATTCACAGTCTATAAAAACTTTTTGGAAAAACTATTCTATGGTAAAAAAACAATTAGATACTGTTAGATATTTAAGACGAGAAGGAAAATTTGCAGAAGCCAATAGATATTTAGTTGAAAAATATGGAAAAAAAGAAGGAACAAGAGCTATTAAATTACAATTTTTGCAAGACTATGGAGATGTAATGTCATTACACGCAAAAAAAATAAGGGGATTACACACTTTAACTGAAGTAGATGCAACCAAAAAAGGAATTAGTCCACAAAATGCATATGATAGTGTAGAAGATAGTTATCGTTCAATGATACGATTAAGTAAAAAAGTAAATGCAGCTGTTGCAAGAATTATGAAAAAAACTACAAATGATTAAGTCTTTTAAAAACAATAAAAACATGATACAGTATTTCATATGACAATATCTACAACAACGATAAAAAATAGTTATTCGGGTGATGGTTCTCAAGATACCTTTGCCTATACATTTAAAATATCTGCTGATGCCGATATGCAAGTTATTATTCGTGCATCTACAGGTGTAGAAACTGTTAAGACATTAACTACTCATTATACAGTAACAGGAGCAGGTACTGCAACAGGAGGTAATGTAGTCTTTACATCTGGTAATATTCCTACAGCTACAGAAACAGTTGTACTTAGACGAGTTACCACAAAAACACAAACATTAGATTTAGTTGAAAATGATCCTTTTACAGCAAATAGTGTTGAGGGAGCATTTGATAAAAATTTAGCAGCAATACAAGAATTGCAAGAAGAAGTAGATCGTTCATTTAAAGTTAGTAGAACTAATACCATTACATCATCTGAGTTTACAGATAGTGCAACATCAAGAGCCAGTAAGACATTAGGATTTGATTCTTCTGGAGATTTAACCACAGTTGCAGATTTTCTACCTGCTGGTGGTGATAGTGCAATGTTTCAATATTCAACAACAACAACTGACTCTGATCCAGGAGCAGGTTTTTTACGACTAAACAATGCAACAATAGCTTCGGCAACAATTGCTTATGTTGATGATCTTGAATTTAATGGAACAGATGTAAGTGCATGGGTACAATCATTTGATGATGTAACAGGCAATGATACAAATAGAGGTAGAATAAGAATTAGTAAGGCAAATACATTAGATACTTGGATGGTATTTAAGGTAACAGGAGCAGTAACAGATGCTAGTGGGTATACCAAAATTGGTCTAGTATATATTGATAGTGCAGGAACATTTGCTAATGAAGATAAAGTATTTCTATCATTTGTAGCAAGTGGAGAAGATGGAGCAATTCCTGGTTATCGTTATAAATTTGATACAGGAACATCAGACGCAGATCCTGGTTCTGGAGAAATAGCTTTTAATAATGGAACATATGCAAGTGTTACAGAAATCTATATTGATGATGCTAATGCAGATGGTGTAACAGTATCAGCAGACATTCTTACATGGGATGATTCTACAAGTACCATTAGAGGAATTATAATGATCTATGATATTAATGATAGGTCTACTTATGCACGATTTAAGATAACTGGAGCTTCCACAGATGCAAGTGGATATGTAAAACTAGCAGTTGCTCATTTAAATTCTAATAATACCTTTAGTGCAGCAGATGAATTATCGGTACACTTTACAGCTTCTGGAAGTAAAGGTGATACTGGAAGTACAGGGAGTACAGGGAGTACTGGGAGTACTGGAAGTACAGGTGCATTAGGTGCAAACCCACAACTATCTATGACTTTTAGTAATTCTACAAGTGATGCAGATCCAGGTGCAGGTAAGATTGCTTTTAACAATGGAACATTATCAAGTGTATCAGTTTTATTTGTAGATGATGCAGATGATGCAGGTGCAGATATTACAACTTTTGTGCAATCATGGGATGATATATCAAACTCAGTAGCTAGAGGTATAATTACAGTTACTAAAGAATCAACTCCTGCAACTTATGCTACATACAAGGTAACTGGAGCTATAACAGATGCTTCTTCATATACCAAGGTAGCTGTAACACATCTGACAAGTTCTGGATCATTTTCTAATCTTGATGGAGTAAGTGTGCATTTTTCTTATTCTGGTGCAGATGGTTCTGGAGATATGACTTCATTCACACTTGCAGGAACATCTGGTTCTGATCAAACAATAACAAATGGTAACACCTTAACTGTTGCAGCAGGAGAAGGCATTACTACTACAGGAGGAGCTACTGATACTGTAACGATTGCAGGAGAAGATGCAACAACAAGTAACAAAGGTATAGCTTCATTTCATAGTGATAATTTTTCGGTAAGTAGTGGTGCTGTAACTATTAAAGATTTAGGAATAGCAACTGCTGAGATACAAGCTAATGCTGTTACAGCAGCTAAATTTAATGCGGATGTAATTAGTGGTCAAACCGAACTTGATGCAGAACCTGCTGATACAGATGAATTTTTAGTTAGTGATGCTGGAGTTCTTAAAAGAATGGATTACTCTCATATTAAAGCTGGTGCTGCAACAGTAACACAAAAAGCCACAACAACAAGCACAGGCAGTTTTACAATTGGAAGTCTAACAGCTAATATTCCTGTATTTATAATAGGTGGTAATGCAGGTGATAAAACAGAAATAAGTTTTAAAGTAACTTCTGGAACAACATCTCCATTGGGCTTATCACATAATACAAGCACTTTCTTTGGTATTTTTTCAGATGATACATCCAGCGGAAGAAGAGCAGTAAGTGCAGTTTTAATACCAACAGGCACAAGTATAGTTTTAAGTGTTACCCAATGTGCTGGAACATTAACCGCATTTCAATAGGATAAATTATGAAAGGATATGTAAAACTTACATCAGAAGGTTTGATTGCTCTTAACTCTGACAACACAACAGACCAGACTATGTATAATAATGATGCAACTGCAAGAGAGTTTACAACAGAAGAATATACATTATTTGGCGATCAACTTAAATATGCAGGTAATGAAAACACAAAAGTAACAGGTACATCTTTAGATGATGCAACTGTTTCTTATACAGGATATACAGCTACCCAACTTTTTAATTCAGCTATAGAATTTTTAAGAGTAAAAAGAAATCAATTATTAGATGAATGTGAGTGGACAGTTAATAATGACAACCAACTTTCGGATAGTAAAAAAACAGAGTGGAAAACATACAGGCAAAAATTAAGAGATTTAACAAAAGATCTAACAACCGAAACTGAAGTTAATGCAGTATCATTTCCAACTCAACCGAGTTAATAATGGACAGAAGAACTATACATGACATTGCTAAAGAAATGGAAGCACATGAACGAGAGTGCGTTGTGTATCGTACTAGCACACAAAGAAGTTTAGATAATTTAGAAAGTAGAATTAAAAGATTAGAATTATTGATTATGACATTAATTATAACTATACTATCAGCAATGACAGGAGTTTTTTTAAAGGTGTTATAATGCGAAAAAAACATAAAAGTCCTACGGGTGGTTTAACAGAAGCAGGAAGAAAATACTTTAAAAGAAAAGAAGGTGCTAATTTAAAACCTCCTGTAAAAAAAGGAACTAATCCAAGACGAGTTAGTTTTGCAGCACGATTTGCAGGAATGAAAGGTCCAATGAAAGATGAAAAAGGTAGACCAACTCGTAAAGCATTAGCATTAAAAAAATGGGGTTTTGGGAGTGTAGCTGCAGCAAGAAATTTTGCTAACAGAAACAAAAAGTCATGATTGATCCTTTAACAGCATTTGCTGCAATTAAATCGGCAACAGGATTAATTCAACAAGGTATAAAAGTAGGTAAAGGATTGCACGATCTTGCTAGTCCAATAATGAAATGGGCAAATGCAGAATCACATATGGATGTAGCTGCAAGTCAAAAAGGCAGAACATTAACAGGTAAATTGTTTGGTAAATTTTCTAGTGTAGAGCAAAATGCTATTGCTGCTCATTTACGCAAACAAGAATTAAAACAAATGAAAGAAGAATTAAGAGAAGTTTTTTTATTGTATGCTCACAATGGATTGCAACAATGGGAGGATTTACAAAAAGAAATAGCTCATCAAAGAGCATTGCAAAAAAAACGCATACAACAACAAATAAAAGAAAAAGAAGAAGCAAAAAAAATAATGATTATAATAACAGCAATTGTTATCGGATTTATTTTATTAGTATTAGAAATTAATTATATATTAGGATAAATTTTTAATAACATCAGACAAATCTTTAGCTCTTTCAGGAGTTTGTTTTGCCCATTTAGAATCTAACATTTGATTAGCTGCTTCGTTGTAATCGTAGTTACCAAATGCTGTCCACATTTTTTTAAACTTACTTACTCCTGTTTTACCTAATTGAAATACCATTTCTATAATAACTTCTTTAGCTTCTGGTTTTAATTTTAAATTTCCAATTAAATCAGAAGCATTGTTTACTGCATGACTAAAATCATTTTCAAAACACAAATCTAATTCTTCTTGACTATATGTTTTTTTTATATCCCATTCCTCATCATCTCTACATAAATGACCATAACCAACAGTTCTTTTACCTAATGAATCCAAATACACATAGTTTCTAAAACCTTCATGTAATTTAATTCTGTCTTTTAATTCTTCATAAGTCATTTCATATTATCTCTAGCAACACCTTTTGTCTTCTCATATGACCTCATTGCTCCAAGACCGAGCAAGGACATAGTAAGTCCTAGTAATCCTTCTAATTCTATTTGTGGTGGTTTCATTTCTGGCATCCAAATAGCAAAGATCCAAGTAAGTATTGGACCTATAAAATATTGCCATGCAATACCCAAACAACACACCCACATAATAGCAGGTCTAGCACCACTTACAAAAAGTGATGGATGTTTTGCTTGTTCTACATTTGCTTTAGCTTGTGCTTGAGAAATAGCAAGGGTTTGCTTTCTTAGCTCTCCTTCTATCTTCGTTTTGAGGTCTTTATCTTCTACAAATTTGTCTAAGATTTTACCTGCTACACCTATAACCGATTCAGCTATCATGTTAGTTTGGTTTCACTCCTATATTATCAAGAATGTTTTTTAGTTCTTGGTTTAGATCCTGGTCGCTTTTTTCATTTGTAAGGTCTTGATGTAAGTTTACAGCTTGATACCCTGCCCTATCTAATAAATCTTTACTAGCTTGTAGTTGGATAGATTCTTGTTTAGCTGTATTGATTAATGATACAATTCTGTTTAATGCCATAGGCACAGAACTAGATAATTGTTTATTTACTTCTTCTTGTATTTCTTTTTTATATCGTTCTTTTAACTGATAACCCATGATGTCAGCATTGGTTTTTTTATACCC